GTTTTCGGCAATATCTGCATCTGTAAATTTCATAATTTTTCTAATAATCCACTCAATATGTAAATATGGTTTTTCATCTGCTCCCATTAAATTAGTACTTAATGTTGATGCAATTTCTGCTCTTTTTGCTAAATTATTTAGATATTTCCATTCTTCGAATAACTCATTACTATTAAATATGACTTGTAAATTAGTGTGAAATAAATTATCATCTTTTAATTCTGGAAAATCTAAAATCATTTGTATTTTTATAGGTTTAACAATTAATTCTTTAAAAACTGTTCTTAACCTTTTAATAAAATTACCATATTTTATTTCATCTCTTGTGATTTCAGAACTATCATTATAAATATTACCACCACCTGATTCTTCATCAAATCTACTAAATGGTAATTTAGATGCTCTTTTAAGATTTTTGAAAAACCAATTTAACATCGTATCTTCATTAAGATCAGTTCCTTGTGCTGCCATAATTTCCATATCTGGTGTTCCTAAATCAGAATTTGGAAACCAAAAGTCTTTTGAATGAGGTATATTGGTTGATCCATTAATAGAAACTGTACCCATTGTATCATCCCATTGTACATCTTCATGATATTCAGACATCAATTCATATATTTGTTGTTCTGCTTGTTGTCTTGTTAAACCATTTGTTGGTATAATAAATTTCTTATATATTGCAGCTTGATTTATATTATATAACAATCTTGTTTGTTCAATCATCTTCAATTGATTATAAGGTCTAATCAAATTTTCAACATATGAAGTTTCAGCAAACTCATTATTATTACTGTATGAAATATAAATAATTTGAGAATCTAATAATACTCTTCTAATTTGTGGATTATCTGGGTATTGAATCCATACAATCGTTGCTGATCCTGGATCCGTTGCCACAACTAATGTCATAGGATCAATTGGTTGTAAATCAATTATATTCTTTTGTTTGTTATCATAAACTATCTCAAATGCAATATAACCATCAACAAGGAAATTTTTAAAATAATTCCAAGCTGTTAGACCATCATTAAATCCAAAATTCCTATATATTCTATTAAAATTTTCTTGATATCTTTGTTTCAATGAATTATCAAATTCATCAGGCATATCTTTCAACTTACAAAAATAATTATCATCATTGTAAATTATTGCTTCATCTGCTATTTGTGTAACAAAATCTTTAATTTCATCCTTAATAGCGTATTGTCTTAATATTTTTCGTTTATCTTGATAGGCTCTATCTAAATATGCAATAGATTTTCTATCTAATATTTTAGAAATTACTTTTTTTGTAAATATATCATACATATTCGTACCATAACCACCATCTCCCTGAGGTTCTTCATGCATACCAACAGAATATGTATTCTGTAAAACCATATTCTGGTAGTCCATTCCCCAATTTGATAGGTTTCTCAACATTTTATTGAAATATCCTCGGTTATCTACAGTACTACCTAAAGTATCTATTTTATTTTGATTATTATATCTATTATAAGATGGCATTTTTAATAATTAATTTTTAGTATATATAAAAATATATTAGTCCTTAAATAGTTTAAGTTTCTCCCTGAATAAGGCAACATTTTTATGATATTGAATCGAATCCGCTTGATATTCTTCTATCAATTTTTGATATTGTTCGATTATTTCTGACATTTTTACCTGTTCTTCACCTGATAATTTTTTTTGCAAAGTAAGCATTTCACCAACATTGAATCTTTTCATATCAGCAAAAATAATTTCTGGTAAAATTTTAATAGAACACAAATACGCATTCTTAATTTTAACTTTACCATCAAAATTAATAATAGTATATGCGGTTATCGCCCAATTCATTTCACCATTCTTTTTTAACATTTTATAAATAAATTCAAATGTCATAAAAGTTAATGGTTCTTCATCTCTAACAAATTCATTACGTGATTTTTTTTCAAGTTCTACATAAGTTTGTTTAAATATCATATTGAAAAATATTACCTTATACATTGGTGGCAAATATTCTAAATTTAATGCGTATAATATATGATTATTTTTATGAACCTTATAATCTAATGCTAATATAGGACACCATATAAGATTACCATTAAAATCATATTGAATCAAATAAAATCGTCCTGGTACTAATTTACTAGGATCAATTTGTAAAATTTCCGTATAATTTGGAATTTTTCTTAAATCCATCAATTTATTAGACATCTCAAAAACCATTCTCTCCCAAGAACCATGAAGTCCCATGATTCCCCACATATAATTCTCAAAATTCTTATACATTTTACATTATTTTATTTTCTGTTAAATGATCTTCGTGCAAAATAACAAATTTCATCATGTGTTTATCACACCAATATTTGGCTCTCGTCCATTTGTATAAATTTTTCTGAAAGGTTTTTAATTGATACTCATATGTCTCTAAACTTTTTGCAGTTATCTTCGTTGGTGGTATAGGTTGTTGAGTCTCTTTCTTTGGCTTAATCTCAATAACAACCCTATCCTCTCGCTCAGGATTATTTTTATCTATTCTTTCAATATAAAAATCAGGATAATATCTATGATATTTACCCGTTTCATCTTGATATGGTATTACAATGTGTTCACTACTCCATCTTTTTATTGATGTGTTTTTATCACACCAAGTCATAAAATGTAGTTCCCACTTAGAACGATATACACATTTGGTAGAATCTCCAATATATTTTTCAGTATTCTTTATTTGATAAAAACCCTGATGATATTTTCGCTTTCCGTTCCTTTTGCGATTTGACGCATTATTTGGTTTATTCATACAACCTATATATAAATATGTTGATAGGTTAAAAATAAATTAAAAAAAACCCACTTTTCGACATTTTATTTTTAATATATAATTAAAAAGAAATAATATTATGATAGAAGAAAAGAAATGTCCTATTTGTGGTGAAATTAAAAAATCAAAAGAATTTTCTCCTTGTAAAACAACAAAATCTGGTTTAAGACCATATTGTAAATTATTTTCAAACAAAAAGAAAAAGATATGGGACAAAAATAATGTAGAATATAATATAAAATATAGAAATGAAAATAAAGAAAAAAACAAAACATATTATAAAGAATATAGAAATGAAAATTATGAGATGTTGGCAGAGAAAAGTAAAGAAAGATATTATAAAAATCATGAAAAAAACTTAGAATATAGAAAAAAATATAGAGAAGAGAATAAAGAAAAATGGCTGAATATAAAAAGAAATGGGAAAAAGAAAACAGAGAAAAAATCAATCAAAGAAGAAATAAATACAATAAAGAAAATCCACACACATACGCTTGGAGATCACTATTACAAAACACAATTAAGAGAATGAATACTATAAAAGAAGGACACACAATAGATTTACTTGGATATAGTGCATTAGAATTAAAAGAATATTTATCAACATTGTTCACTGAAGGTATGTCTTGGGACAACTATGGCGAATGGCACATAGACCATAAAAAACCTGTATCAGCATTTCATAAAGATACACCACCTAATATCGTTTGTGCCTTAAGTAATTTACAACCACTTTGGGCAATCACTAGAGAAATAGATGGTGTTGTCTATGAAGGCAATCTTAATAAAGGTATAACTTATTGATTATCAACACTATATATGATGCAAACCCTTACCATCATTCGAAGAATCCAATGAAATCCATTTAATTTGATTATTCTGTTGATGGGGTTTTCTTCCATGAAGTTCATTATAACCTGCAGTGAACCCGCGCTTGGCAATTTCTGTGAAATACGGTAAAGCATACTTATACTTTTTTTCATCAAAATTATACCAGTTTTCAAACATAATAAGAATTCCATGTTGTAGGCAATCCATCATTTCTTCGTCATCACGATATTTGTGTGCTAGTCTTCTAATTGTATTTGTCGCAATTAGTTCAAAATAGTGTTCGGCTTTGCGTGTTAAGTAGCCTTTTCCTTTACTTAAAACTATTTCATAGTATAAATCACGATCTTCTAAATAATTAGCCATGTAATATTGGTTTATTTTTTTATTCTAAAAACAAATGTGTTTTGGTGTTCTTTTTTAGAAATTGTGAGAAGCTTTTCTATGCTGTTATTTTGTAGTATTTTATTGGATATGGCAAGAATGATATTCTGTGCGTTATTACTTATACATGAAGTTGATATAAAAGTTTGAAAATTCTTAATTATCAAGTAGTTATGTGAATGTATCACCATGATTATCATGGTGTTACGATGAACTACACACAAACTAAAGATTTGTGTGTTTCCACCACTTTATTTAAGTATTCATTTTTTCTTTGGTTTAAGAAATAATTATATACAAATCTAACGGAACCGAAATGTTTATTTAATTCAATTTCTTGTTCTT